TGACTGCGACATTGACCCGGATGAAGTCCAGCCCTTTGTGGAACCCGGCGATGTGTGGTTGCTGGGTCGCCACAAGATGGTCTGCGGTGACTCCACCAGCGCAGCGGATGTTGACCTGCTGATGGATGGCGTCAAGGCCAACCTGGTGGTAACAGATCCTCCCTACAACGTGGCGTATGAATCCGCTGACGGCAAGAAGATCCAGAACGACAGCATGGCAGATGGCGCGTTTTATGAGTTCCTGCTGGCTGCCTTCCGTAATATGGCTAGTCACATGGCAGAGGGCGGCAGCGCCTACATCTTCCATGCGGACACGGAGGGCCTCAACTTCCGCAGAGCCTTCAAGGAAGCCGGCTTTCATATTTCCGGCGTATGCATCTGGGTCAAGAATTCCCTTGTGCTGGGCCGTTCGCCTTATCAGTGGCAGCATGAGCCGGTGCTTTATGGCTGGCTGCCCAACGGTAAGCATAAGTGGTTCGCCGACCGAAAGCAGTCCACCATCTGGAACTTTGACAAGCCCAAGAAGAATGGCGATCATCCCACGATGAAGCCAATCCCGCTGGTAGCTTACCCCATCAAGAACAGCAGCGCACCCAACGCTGTGGTGCTGGATCTGTTCGGCGGTTCGGGCAGTACGCTCATCGCTTGCGAGGAAACAGATCGCATCTGCCGCACCATGGAGCTGGATCCCAAGTATGCCAGCGTCATCGTCCAGCGTTATGCCGCTTACAAGGAAAGCACCGCTGATATCCGGGTCATCCGAAATGGTGTGGAACTGACCTATGCTGAAGTTGTCCAGGCAGGTACATAAGGCTTTCACAGGTTGGAAATAAAAAAGAGCCACTCCCCCTAAGAGAAGTGGCTCGACTCCTATGCCAGGAGCCATGGACTGTGGTTATTCCTCAATGTATTCCGCAGCGGTGCGAATGTCCTCCAGAATGGACTCTTTCCATTCAGGATTCTCCACCCGCTGAACACGGGTGCGAAGGCTGTTAAGGAACTGACTGCTTCGGGTTTTATCCATGATGTCGTCAAAGACCTCACCCAGCCAGAACAGTTCCTCATCACTGCATTCGGTTAGGATGAATTCCACGGTTTCATCCATGTTTGCAGTGAACTGCTTGATCTCTTCTTCCCACCAGGGATCAGCGAAATACTGAGCGTTGGGGTTCGTGATCCTTTCTTTGATCACATGATGAAACTGTGTAAAGTCAGGCATTTCGTTACCTCCGTTTCTTTTTGCCGGGCTGATACAACCTGTCAGGGAAGATGGTTGCAATCTGACCGTTTGTCTTTATCACGCCAACTCTGACTCCTTTATACACGCCCCAGATAACCGTTCCGTTCCGAACTCCACGATTGTGCTTTAGCTGGCTAACATGCTCGCCAGCCCGCACCATGTCACGCTGAGTCCATGACTTCGGAAACCAAGCCATGCCCGTTCCATGGGATTTGACCTTATCCTTCATGGAGGGGATGTTGCCAACCCGAACGCCGTTAGGATAGGTCTTCACGATATTGTACTTGATACCGTTCTTATCCATGACTTCCATTGCGCTCTGCCCGTGGCCGCCACTCTTGATATTCTGGATCTTCCCAGTACGCGGGTTGCGCGTAAACCGACCATCAAACGAATGAATCAAGGCCCCATGATGCACACGGTTGCTTCCGTGGGAGGTGTAATAGCGTCCAGATTCACCGCTACCCATCAGCCCACCTTCTTTCGCTTTTGGGTCGTCCAATCGTCATAGTGGGCGACATGAAGGTTCGGAGGGGTGTCGGAGAACACATCACTTGGCATAGCTCCGTGGATCAGGACAATCTCCGGCTGAAGGAATTCCAGCATGGAGTGGAACCCATCATGGAAGTGCCGTTTGTTTTCCTCACCGCGCACACAGCCATAGGTACTCACCGACACGATTCCGTGCTTTTCAAGCCCCAAGAAGGCAAAGGGAATGTCTGTGATCCCGGGCCGATAGCTTCTTTCATCGCCCCAACGCACATTCGGCACCACATTCATGCCTTGTTCTTGGAGATAGCAACCCACGGCACGGCTCATATAGGTATTTGCCATTTGCAGAACCAAGGGCATATCCCTGTACAACGAGCAGTCAGGCGTGATGATGCCAGGGAACCTATACAGGCGCTCGATGTATTGCTCGGGGTCTTGCAGAAAGCCCTTAAACACCGCGTCATGCTCATAGAAATGCACATATTCAGCGTGGCTTTCCGAATAAGGGGTCTTCGAAAAAGGGATCAGATTTCTCGGGACTTCAACCCGCTTGGGCAACGCCATGCAGGGGATGTCCAGCACATCGTCAAAGGTGGCTGCATCAACCAGCCACGAGTAAAAACCGTCGTCAATCTTGTTCATAATCATCGGTATCCTTCCTCACTCATAACGAGTGATCGTTTTGTGCTTGGTTGACATGGGTGGCATGCACAAAAATATCGCAAAATCGCTAAAAAATATTGCGATCAGGATCCGGATGTGGTACAATTCTCAAACAGACTGTAGGATTGCACCGCATTCCTGCCCTGAGCGCATTGATTAGGTTGCTGCAACAACCTTTGTCAATGCGCTTTTTTGTGCACGTTTTTTCCTTTCAATAAGCATCCCCCCTTTCATAAAATCTAATCAGCGCCTTCTGGAAAGGTCAAGCAGATCGGTGAAATAGTACTTCCGGCCACGCTTGCGATCATCGCCCAAGAGAATGTGCTTTTCTTCAAGCTTATCCAAATACCGTTTAGCCTGACTGGTGGTTACCGAAAGCTGTTCGGCCAGGTAGGCAACGGTGATGATTGGCTGGGTGAAGATGCATTCGATGATCTTATCGAATTTCGGGCTGTTTACGCACTCCTGTACCACTTCTTTGGTCTGCTGATACAGCGCGTTGATCCCATCAATGTACCCAATGAGGCTGGTTGCCTGGATGGTGCACTTCTTCAAGAAATAGCGGATCCATTCATCATAGCTGCCATCCCGTGAGGCGGAGAGCATACGGTAGTAAACAGCCTTGTCTTGGGCAATAGCCTCGCTGATATAGAAGAAGGGGAAGTTGATGACCTTGGCTTTGAACAGATACAGACTCACCAACAACCGGCCCACACGACCATTTCCGTCCTCAAAGGGGTGGATGGACTCAAACTGTGAATGGATGATCGCTGCTTTTATGAGCGGATTGATCCCATCGTTCGCAGCATTCATGTACGCCAAGAGTTCACGCATGTACTTCTCGGTTTCTGTGAAGGAAGGCGGCGTGAAAACAACGGTGCCCACGCTGTTGACAATAAAATTGTCGCACTGCTTGTAGTGCCCAATACTTGCTGCCTTAGAAGGATGGGTAATTCCTTCCATCATCAGCTTATGAAGCGTGTGCATCAAGTCATCTGTAAAACCCGACCCCCGCAGATATTCGGCACCATAAAGCAATGCACGGGTGTGATTGCGGACTTCACGCATGACCTTGTCGTTTTCGCTTCGCACAGGTGCCAGGTTGTCTGTCAGCACATCGGTAATCGTGGTTTGAGTTCCCTCAATCATCATGGAGGAGATGACTTCCTTGTTGCGAAACATGGGCACTAAGATGCTGCTGAACTGATATCCATCAATCTTGGCCTCCAGCATACCCAAAAGCTTAGAGGCTTCAAACAGCTCATTCATGAAGCTGTTGGCGTTGTAATCCATAATACGGTCTTTCAGGGTTCTGAGCATAAACCACACCTCCATCTTCATTATATGTTGGTTAATCCCAAAAGTCAAGAGCCTAACCTGCATCTTTTTCAAAATCATGCAGGTTAGGCTCTGATGTTCCGGTTTAATATGCATTAATGTGAAAAACCGGGTGAATAGGTCTCCGGAAGTGGGAATCAAATGGAAAAAAGGCTGTGAATTTCTCCACAGCCCGTGTTGCCTCAAGTCAGAGAGGCAAAGTATTCAAGGATGCTAATTATGGCAAGGCCGCAGCTCGCCGACTACCCGGTAAAGTTCCCCAGAAGGGCGAGTAGGAAGTCAAGAACACTCTGCACCGACCTGCGATGATAACATATGAATGCGGCAATGAAAACGCTTATTACGGCGAACCACTAACTCCATACTACACCGAGGACGGATGTCAACACCAACAAGAAGTCCAACACTTTTAAACGTCTACTCAAACAGATACCCCCTTTCAAATTGTTTGCAGAGGTACTGTTCCTGAGCCGTTCAAAACCAATATACACCTATTTTTCTATTATGTCAAAGATTGGAGGTGACACCCATGGCTACTCGCGGTCGAAAACCCAAGCCCACGGCGCTGAAGGTTCTGGAAGGCAATCCAGGCAAGCGCCCGCTGAACGCGCACGAACCCGTGCCACCCAAGGGCGAAGTGAAATGCCCGTCCTGGCTTTTGCCCGAGGCAAAAAAGGAATGGAAACGCCTGGCTCCAGCGATGCAGGCTATGGGCATCCTGACGGTTGCCGATGAAAAGGCCTTCGCTGGTTATTGCCAGGCTTATGCCCGATGGAAGGAAGCGGAAGAATTCATCACGCAGCACGGCTCCATCTTCAAGACGCCTTCGGGTTATGTACAACAGGTTCCGCAGGTGTCCATTGCCCAGCAGAACCTGAAAATCATGCAGTCCTTTTGTTCGGAGTTCGGCCTGACGCCAGCGACCCGCGCCCGGATCATTGCCGGTTGCGCAGATGGCGGTGCGTCGGATGACCCGATGGAGTCCATTCTGAAAGGTGGTTGGGGCTGATGTATGATGACTTGAAAGCCCAGCGGGTGATCCGGTTTATCGAATGCCTGCGCCACACCAAGGGTGAGTTCCACGGCAAGCCCTTCACCCTGCTGCCCTGGCAGGAGAAGATTATCAAGGATGTGTTCGGTACTGTCCGGGACGATGATCCGTCCATGCGCCAGTACACCACCGCTTATGTAGAAATCCCCAAGAAGCAGGGCAAGTCGGAGCTGGGCGCAGCCATTGCGCTAAACATGCTGGTCAACGATGATGAATGGAAGGCTGAGGTTTACTCCTGCGCTGCTGATCGCCAGCAGGCTGCCATTGTATTCGATGTTGCCGTGGACATGGTTCGCCAGTCTCCGGCACTTATGAAGCGCATCAAGATCATTCCCTCCACCAAGAGAATGGTCTACCAGCCCACCGGTTCCATTTATCAGGTGCTGTCCAGCGAAGTTGCGACCAAGCACGGTCTGAACGTGTCTGCCTGCATCTTTGACGAGCTGCATACCCAGCCCACTCGCGCCTTGTACGATGTTATGACTCAAGGCTCCGGTGACGCCCGAAAGCAGCCGCTTTGGTTTTTCCTGACCACAGCCGGTACTGACCGAAACAGCATTTGCTGGGAAGTCCATCAAAAGGCGCTGGATCTGATCGAGGGCCGCAAGCATGACCCGCGTTTTTACCCGGTTATCTTTGGTTTGCCGGATGAAGCGGACTGGCAGGACGAAAAGAACTGGTATCGCGCCAACCCATCCCTGGGGTACACGATCTCCATTGATAAAGTCCGGGACGCTTATCATAAAGCGCTGGAAACCCCAGCAGATGAGAACATGTTCCGGCAGCTGCGTCTGAACCAATGGGTCAAGCAGTCTGTTCGCTGGATGCCTATGGATCGTTGGGATGAGAACGGCGGCGTGGTGAATGCCACAGCCCTGGAAGGCAGGCCCTGCTATGCCGGGCTTGACTTGTCGTCCACCAGCGACCTGACAACCTTGGTGCTGGTTTTCCCGCCCACTGATGAAAACGAACCCTATACCGTGCTGCCATTCTTCTGGCTGCCGGAAGAAACCCTGCCGCTTCGAGTGCGTCGTGACCATGTCATGTACGACACCTGGGAGCGACAGGGTTTTCTTATGACCACGGAAGGTAATGTGGTGCATTACGGGTTCATTGAGCGCTTCATCTGCGAGCTTGGTGAGCGCTACAACATCCGCGAGATTGCCTATGACCGCTGGAACGCAACCATGATGGTTCAAGCCCTCCAAGATGACGGCTTCACCATGGTACCCTTCGGTCAGGGCTTCAAGGACATGAGTCCGCCCACCAAGGAACTGATGCGTATCGTCCTGGAACACAAGCTCAACCATGGCGGGCATCCTGTGCTGCGGTGGAACATGGACAACGCGTTTGTTCGGACAGACCCGGCTGGCAATCTAAAAATCGATAAAGAAAAGTCCACGGAAAAGGTGGACGGAGCGGTTGCTCTGGTCATGGCGCTGGATCGTGCCATGAAGAACCAGGGCGCAGGCGGTTCCGTCTACGATGGCCGTGGGCTTCTCATTATCTGAAGAAAAAGGAGGCTAGTAATGCTATGGTGGATGCGAAATTGCGAGAATCTGGATAAAGCCGTGTACGAGGGCGTTGGACGCTACAATATCCCCGAAATTGCACCGGTTATGCTGGATTCTGCCGACTTTATTGGCTTTAACTGCGCGAAAAGGTGCGAAAACCCCGGTGATAAAGGCGTTCATTTCTTCCTTCCGGACTATCAGTTCTTCCGGGTCTGGACAGGGGTTGAACTCTACATACCCATGCTCCAGAAGTTCAAGTGTGTCTGTACGCCGGATTTTTCGCTCTACACAGACTTTCCTTTCCCTGTCCAGCTCTACAATCACTACCGAAAGCACTGGCTGGGCCGCTATTGGCAGGAACGTGGGATCACGGTGATCCCCAGCATCTCATGGAGCGATGAGAGCAGCTATGCATGGTGCTTTGACGGCGAGCCTGTCGGCGGCGCTGTTGCGATATCTTCGGTAGGCACACAAATGGACAATACCAGCCGCCGCCTGTTTCGGCAAGGCTATGAAGAGATGATGGCCAGGCTCCAGCCTGCCACCATCTTTTTTCATGGAACGATCCCAGATTGGTGTCAAGGAACGATCGTGCCTATTCCTTCCCACCAGCAACGGCTCAGGGAACTGAGGTGATGCCGGTATGGGAGGCAGAGGCGGTCGCGCCTTCAAAACGACCGATGCCAGCAAGTCCAGAGCGTTCTTTGGTGTTGACCAGAGCAACGGCATGTTCCCAGACTGGAAGAAAGGTCTGACACCGGAGCAGCTGGCAGCGGTTCGCCTTTACACAGGTTCCGCTTATGAGGATATCAATGAAGCGCTGCGTATTGTCGGCTTGTCCTCATCGTCCTCGCGTATGCAGGACACTGTCGAAAAGATCACAGAAGCTCTCAGCAAGTTTCATCTGAAGAAAAGCCTGACAGTGTATCGCGGAGCCAGCGGTGCTATCTTCGGTGGCGCAAAGACGGTGGAAGAGATTAATGCCATGGCCAAAGCAGGCGCACGAATCACAGACCGTGGTTTCATGTCCACTTCCGCTTCCGAAGGCGCTCAGTTTGGTGGCGACTATCGGTTTGTGATCACTGTTCCCGCTGGTACCGGTCGCGGTGCCTATGTGGCACCCGTTTCTCACTTTGGCAGTGAGAACGAGTTCCTGCTTCAGCGCAATTCAACCTTCAAAATCGTCAAGGCAGTAACCAACGGTTACCATATCGATGTTCACCTTCGATTGGAACCGGAGAGAAAGAAAAAGAAATAACAGGAGGCTCATTATGGATAACAAACGCAAGGATCGTTTCACTTCCAAGGAAGGCGAGCTGATCATCACCTATCCCGAAAAGAAGAAGCCCAAGTCTGCAAGCAAGCCCAGCAAGCCGGATCGCTCCAAGACCAGCGGTACCCGCAAGGGTGGCAACTGATGCCCCGCAAGCCCCAGCGGCCCTGTCGACACCCGGGCTGTCCTAATCTTTCGGATGGCGTTTACTGTGCAGCGCATAAAAGCCAGTACATGCGTGAGAACGCTGCCCAGCGCGGGTATGGCTCTCGCTGGAAGGTGGCCAGGAAGCATTTCCTTGACCGCCATCCGCTCTGCGTGGAATGCCTGAAGAATGGGAAGATGACCCCCGCAACAGTGGTCGACCATATCGTTCCTCACAGGGGCGATCCGAAGCTGTTCTGGGACAACGCCAACTGGCAGGCGCTGTGCAAATCGTGCCATGATCATAAGACTGGCACCGGAATGTAATCCATAGGAGGTGTACCATGCGACTATTCAGCCGTATTAAGGCGCGGGACAAGCCCACGGATGCTGTGAGCGCCGCGCCTGTATTCTACTTTGGCACCAGCGGTTCAGGCAAATCGGTTACCGCACGATCTGCCATCCAGGTGTCAACGGTTTATGCTTGTGTGCGAGTCATTGCGGAGACCATTGCCAGCCTACCGGTTCATGTCTATGAACAGACTGAGGAAGGCAGTAAAAAGGCGCTGAATCATCCGCTGTATAAGATTCTGCACGACGAACCGAACACAGAAATGACCTCGTTTGTATGGCGCGAGGTCATGCTGTCCCACCTGCTTTTGTGGGGCAATGCGTACTGCCAGATCATCCGCAGCGGGCGCAACCGAATCCTAGGCCTGTACCCGCTTCTGCCGGATCACATGGAAGTGGATCGGGACAAGAACGGCCAGCTGACATACACCTACACTACCACGGAGGGTCAGATGGTTTCCCTGCGCCCCGAGGATGTGCTGCATATCCCGGGCCTGGGTTTTGATGGTGTCTTGGGCTACAGTCCCATTGCCCTTGAGAAGAACGCGATCGGTTTGGGGATCGCTGCTGAAGAGTATGGCAGCAAGTTCTTCTCCAATGGTGCAACCCCGTCCGGTGTCCTGACGCATCCCAACACCGTCAAAGACCCGGGGCGACTGCGGGAAAGCTGGAACAAGGCCTATGGCGGTTCGTCCAACTCGGGCAAGGTTGCCATCCTGGAAGAAGGCATGAAGTTCGACCGGATCTCCATGCCCAACAACGAAGCGCAGTTCCTGGAAACCCGCAAGTTCCAGGTATCGGAGATTTGCCGAATCTATCGTGTGCCTCCGCACCTGGTAGGCGATCTGGAACACGCCACGTTCTCGAACATTGAGCATCAGTCGATCTCTTTTGCAGTCCATACCATCCGGCCCTGGCTGGTCAGAATTGAACAGGCTATCAATCGCGCTCTTTTCTCGGATAAGGAAAAAGGGCGCTTTTTCGTGCAGTTCAATATCGATGGTCTGATGCGCGGCGATTACAAGTCCCGCATGGAAGGCTACGCCATTGCCCGCCAGAACGGCTGGATGAGCGCCAATGATATCCGGGAACTGGAGAACATGAATCCCATTGCCCCGGAAGAGGGCGGTAACCTCTACCTGGTCAACGGTAACATGATCCGCATTATTGATGCAGCTGCCGCCATAGCTGCAGGAGGTGAACCAGAATGAGAACCATTACCCTCAATGGCTACATTGACGAAGAGGTTTGGTATGGCGATGAGATCACGCCCTCTGCGCTTCATGAGGAGCTATATGGTGTGAACAACCTGAATGCCGACGATGTGCGCATCGTGCTTAACTCCTACGGTGGCAACTGCAATGCTGCCACCCGGATGTTCGACGATGTACGCGCCTATCCCGGTCATGTGCATCTGATCATTTCGGGGACTGCTGCTTCGGCGGCGTCTGTTTTGTCTCTGGCAGCACACCGGGTGGAAATGACGCCCGGCAGCCTGTTCATGATCCACGACCCTTCCTGTATGGCTTGGGGCAATGAGCATGACCTGAAGGATGCCATCAATCTTCTCAAAGCTTGTAAGGAAAGCATCTTGAATGTCTACGCCCGCAGGTCGCACCGCAGCCGTGAAGAGCTTGCGACCATGATGAGTGAAACGACTTGGATGGATGCCCAGCAGGCACTGGCCGAGGGCTTCATTGACGGCATTGTGGACGAAGTTCCGTCCAACAACATCTTCAACTGCGCTACGCCCCGTGTGGCTGATCGCGCTGAGGCTGAAATCAAGGTTCAGGCCTGGCTGGATCGTGCCAGACCCCATCGGATGAAGCCGCCCGAGGATGCGAAGGAACCGCCCGCACCCGCTGTGCCCGAACAGGAGCAGCCCATACCCGAGCCTGAAGCTCCTCAGGAACCCGAAACTGAACAGCCGGAGATCCCCGGCATCCCTGTCGCCCAGCTGCAAAAACGGCTGGGTTTACTTATGCCCAAACGACGCTAAAGGAGGACATTCAAAATGAGCAAGATCAACGATATGCGCAACAAGCGCGGTGAAGTCTGGGACAAGGCCAAGCAGTTCCTGGACGAACACCAGAACGAGAATGGCCTGATGTCCGCCGAGGATACCGCCATCTATGAGCG